TAATGCCCTCGTCGGTCAGCACCTCGCCCAGCAGGAAGTGGGCGTAGCCGGAGGCGGAGAACGGCGGGGTGACGCACTCGCCGGGGAAGCCAGCGTGACAGGTCGTCCACGCCGCGATGTGACCGGAGACCCGCCCGTCCTCGGTGATCTTGAGCGGAGCCGCGAAGGTGCCGTCGGGCTGCTCGGCCAGCCGGGGGTCGCCGATCTTGTAGCCGGGGTTGCGGAACCACGCCGCCGGAGCGGTGGGGCCGACGGAGGCCACGAGCGAGATGGACTCGGCAGCCTCGGTGAAGTCGAGCCCCTCGGAGACCGACGCCTCCTGACCGGGCCACACCCCGAGCGCGTCCTTGTGCCGGTTGGCGCAGTAGCCGTTGAGGTACTCCGGCTTCACGTACTCGGCCAGCGCGAGGCGGCAGCGGTTGAAGTCACCCGGGACGCCCCATGCGATCTTCGCCGCGCCCTCGCCGCGCACCCAGTAGTCGCGCAGCCGGTCGGTGTCGACGGGGTGGGTGAGCCAGCCGGGCCCGTCCTCGGTGACGCCGGGCGCGAGGTCGGCGGCGACCAGCGCCTCGTCCTCCTCCTCGTCCATGAAGCCCTCGGGCGCGTAGCCCAGCGCGATCCACGCCTGCGAGAACGCCGGGATCGCGACGATGCTGGCGGAGCAGAGGCGCTCGTCGGTGAAGTCGACGCACTCCTCCTCGTCGTTCATCTCGAACGAGGCGTCGTCGGCGTCGACGGAGATGCCGAAGCGACCGAACTCCGCGATCAGGCCCACGACCTCGTCGGCCTCGACGTTGGTGACGAAGAAGCCCTCGGCGCGGATCTCGTTCCCGGCGCGGACGGCGCGCTCCATCTTGGCGACCGTGACCGATCCGCCGTGGCCGGTCGAGGACGACTTCTGCCACGAGATGGGCAGCGGCAGCGGGCGGCTCCGCATGGTCCCGGCGAGGAACCGGCGACCGTCGCCGGACTTGATCCCCTCGGGTGCGAGGACCGTGTGGAACGGGACGCGCACGTCCTCGGGCTGGGCGTCGGCGTTCTCCGGCGGGGCGTCGTCCGTGGTCGGCTTCTCGTCGGTGGGCTGGCTCATCTCGGCTCCTAGCGCGTACTCGGTCTGGTCCTCACCATGCCACACGGCGAGGCGGTCGAACACGACCTCGGTCTCGTTGAACTCGGGGGCGTCGTCGTCGTAGGTGAGGGTCATGTGGGGCACGAAGTGCGGGTGGGTGTCGACGCTGGACACCGCCTCGCTGATCGTGTCGTTGTCGAGCAGGCGGTCCCGGGCGACGGCGAAACCGATCTCCTCGACGAGCACCACCTTGGCCTTGTCGGGGCCGAGCACGGCGAACCCGCTCACCATCGCCGTGAAGGGCTCCAGCGAGCCAGCCACGCCCTGAGCCGCCGCCTGAACAGCGTCAGCATCGCCGTCGAACTCCCCGAGGAATGCGAGGGTGACATGCTTCTGCTCCTCCCCGATGTCGTGGACGGGCGCTTCGGCTGCCGGGAGTGCGACGACGACGGTGCTGGCGACCCGCTCGGCAGCGGAGGCCACGAGGGCATCCTCGGGGAGTATCGGGCGCAGGGTGCACCGGTCGTTGATCCACAACTCGATGGGCACGTCGGGGTCGCCGGGGCCGTCCATCTTGTAGCCGCCGACGTCGAACTTCTCCCCGATGGGACGGACCTGTCCGTTGGCCTCGTGGTGCGCGGCCCGGACCTTGTCGTCGCCCATGTCGACCCACTGGAGGAACAGTTCCTCGGGGTCGTCCTTGGCGGCTGCCATCGTCGCGTTCGAGAGGATCGCGGTCGCCAGCCACACCGCGATGCGCTCCACGGTGGTCTCGTCGGAGGCGGCACGGTCGGTCTTGCGGAGCGTGCGGAGGACCCGGTCACGGAACCGGGCGGGCACGTTGGGCGCGTTCTCGCCGGACTCGTCGGCGTACGCCACCTGCCACTGGCTGGCGACCTCACCGATGAGTTCCCGGTAGCCGTCGGTGTTGATGCCGCCGTCGAGGGCGCGGGCCACGATGGGCCGCAGCGCGTCCTCGATCCGGGTCTGGGCCGGTCGACGCTTGGCGCTGAACTCCTCCAGTCCGAGCACGATCATGCCGCTACTCCTTCCAGCCACTTTGCCAACAGGTTGCGCGAGTGCGGGGTCTGGGTCGAGAGCAGCGTGCGGGCGTAGGAGTCGAGCACCTTGATGGTGGCCTCGACGTCGGCGATGCCTTGGAGGGTCTGGGTGGCGCAGGTCCATGCGTCGTCGAGCACGTAGTCGACGTCCTTGACCTCCACGAACAGGTGGGTCTCGTAGGAGGGGATGCCGTCCGGCTTGGCCCCGGCGGTCCGCAGCCGGTTGCCTGCCCTCTCCAGAGCGCGGAACACCAGCGGTTCGCACGCGGCGAGGATGACGGCGGCAGCCTCGGGCAGTTCCCGTCCGGGGTGCTCCTCCAGAGACGGCGGCGGGCGCGACTCCCGAGCAGGGTCGGGCTCGGGAGTCGCAGCCACCGGCAGGTCGATGCCGAGCGCGGCGAGGGCCGCGCCGACCTGCTCAGGCGTAGCGGAGCCCGAGGCGATCTTGCGGAGGAACCACTGGCGCTGCTCCGGCTCCTCGGGGTAGTCCTCGGGGGAGAAGCCGTTCTCGCGGAGCATGACCTCGGTCTTGAGCGCACCCCGGTCCCAGAGTTCCATCGACTCCTTGGACCGGTCGGGACGCAGGCGCAGGTTGGCGGTGTCGTAGCGCACCACCTCGTCGGACTCCGAGAGGGGGCGGACGTAGGCCACTGTGAGGGAGTTGACCACCAGTTCGCACGCGGGTTCGATGTGCAACTTGATGGTCTCTTCGTCGATCTGCCACGCGCCCCAGTGGCTCACGCCGTTGGAGTTCCCGCCGCCGGTGCCCTCGGAGCCCGACATCCCCTCGATCTTCTCGGGGGGCAGGTCCATGCCGATGGCGAACCGGTGGATCGCGGCGGTCCGCATCTCCAGCGCCTTCTCGTCGAGGTCCGACCAGAAGTGCATCAGGTGGGCCTTGTCGACGAGGTCGTCGGGCAGCGTGACGGTGATCGGGACCAGCGCACTGGGCAGCGACGGGTCGGCGATGGACTTGAGCATCGCCTCGGCCAGCGTGAGCATGAACAGGTCGGCCTCGTTGAGAGTCTCGATCTGCTTGCCGTCGACACTGGGCGGCTGGGGGAACGACGCCCCTTGGGGCATGAACAGGATTCCGGCACCGGCCAGCCGGGAGGCGCACTGGGCGAAGATGTGCTTGGTGAGCCACTCGATCTCGTCGAGCACCGGCAGCAGGGAGCGGAACGGGGAGTCAGCCTCGATGCGGCGCTCCGGGTGCGGACGCCAGATGCGGATGACCACGTCGTCGTCGGTGAGCGGCACGTTGTACTTGTCGTCGCCGTACTCGATGACCCACTTGTTCCCGGTCACCTTCATCTCGGTGACGGAGACGATCTCCCACACCTCGTCGCCGACCTCGACCACGCCGACCTCGGTCTCGCGCACGACCTTCACCGTGCGGCCCACGAGGTAGCACTCACCGGCGATGGTGAGGTGGGTACCGATGGCGGAGAGCATCTGCTCCTGCCCGTCCTTGCCGTTGAATAGGGCGGCGAGGTGCTCGGCAGCCGGACCGGTGTCGGTGCGCTCGTAGCCGCCGCCGGGCTTCTTCTTCGCGGTGTGCAGGGTGACCTTGGACATCGCGTTGCCGTAGTAGTTCGCGGCGAACCGGGCCTCACCGCAGATCGCGTAGTGCCGGTACGCCTCCTTCTGCCAGCCCTGCGAGGGCCGGTAGATGCGAGCAGCCTGCCCCCCGTACCGGACGGCTGATGCGACCAGCGAGTTCGAGGGGATCGGGAGAGCCTCGGGGGCCTCGGGGGCCTTCCGGCGTCCGGCCATTCGTCAGTCCACCTTCACGGAGCGGGTCGTGTGCTGCCCAGACTCCCACATCGGGAGGGGGGTTCGGGAGAGGCGAGGCGTCATGTGCCCACCTTGACATCGGTGTCCGCCCACACGAAGTCGCCGTGCTCGCCCACCGGGTAGTGAGCCTTGCAGCCGACGCAGTAGGTCCCGCCGTAGAACTTCGGGTCGCGGGCGTACGTCTCTGCGATGGTCCGCCCCATCCTCGTGACAGTCCCGCAGACCGTGTGCTCGTAGGACTCCCGGTAGGGCCGCACGAAGCCCTTGGCTCGCTCCTCGTCCGAGAGCACGAGGTAGGTCTCCTGCATCCCGTCGGGGCCGATGTTGCTGAGCCCGGGGTCGTTGCGGTCGTCGGTGGTTCCGGTCATGTCAGTCATCTCCATCGAAAGCCACGATGATCGAGGCGGTGTAGGACAGCGCCATCCAGCCGTTGAACAGCCACCAGCCCCAGTGCAGGCTCCCCGTGAGGGCGACGATGGCCCACGCCGAGCCGAGCACGGCGGCGGCGGAGTAGACGCCGAAGCAGTAGCCGCACTTGAGCAGCGGCTCCCACTCGGCGCTGACCTTGCCCTCCCACCATGCCCGCAGGCGGGCGGTCGGGGGCCACGAGTCGAACACGAACAGCCGGGTGATCCGGGCGGCGCTCAGGGCGGCAACGATGGCCGCAGCCACCCACTCGAAGTCGGTCATGTCTGCCTTTCGTTTCGCAGTGCTAAACGGCGCGGAGGTGGCGGGCCGTCGGGGAGGACAGGTGCTTGAGCACCTCGTTGGGGTTGGACACGGTGGCGGGCATGACGCCCTTCGCGAGATGGGTCGCACCGTGCACGAGCGCGTCGACCCGGTTCGGGGAGGGACCCTCGTGGGGCACCCACGAGCACTGCTCCTCCTCCAGCGCGAGCAGGTCGCCCCGTGCGCCGACGTGCATGACCTTGTGCTTCTCGTACAGGCCGACGATGGGCTCGGCCCGCAGTTCCTTGCCGCGCCGCGAGGTGACCTCGATGATGCGGACCAGCGTGCCCCGGTCCTCGGCGACGTTCTCGATGGTGTTCTTCACCATGTCGCCGCCGTAGTTCTTCTCCGCGACGATGGCGTCGGCGTTCCACTTCTCGACGGCCTTGATCGCAGCGGTGGCCCAGCCGTTGGGACTGTACTTGCCGGTCAGGTCCTCCAGCACGTAGAGCCGCTTGTCGTGACCGATGCCGATGACGATGATGCCGGTCTCGTCGGACTTCTTGTTCGCGGTACCGGCAGGGTCGACGGAGACGACGATCCGCTGGAGCGAGGGGGCCTCGTCGATCCAGTGGAACATCTCCTGCGTCCAGAGGGCTCCCTCGACGTCCTCCAGCAGTTCCCCGAACAACTCCTGCTGGCCTCGGCGGGTGCCCTCGAACTTGCTGATGACGGTGCGCTTGTAGGTGTCGGCGAGGTTGCCGAGGTTGGCGTAGGTGGACACGACGCGGTCGACGGTGTCCTCGGCGGCGATGGTGTCCTTGGTCCACTTCGTGGGCTTCGGGGTCGAGGTGGCGACGACCTTCGGGTTCCGGCCCACGCGCAGGCCGTAGAGCATGTTCTCCCAGCAGGCTTCCACGAGGTCCCAGTGGGAGGGCTCGTCAGCCCAGACGAAGCCGGACTGCGGGCCACGCAGACGGTCGGGCTCCTCGGCGGAGAAGCCCTGCGCGATGCAGCCGTTGGGCCACGTCAAGCGCTTCTTGGACGGCTCCCACTCGGGTCGCTTCCCGGGCGCGGAGCAGGCGAGGATGCCGGAGATTCCCTCCACCATCGTGTCGCGCAGGTCGGGCCCGGTGGCCGCGATCAGGATGATGCGGGGCGTGAGGGCGGTGACCCGGTTGGTGATCTCCGCGCCGGTCTTGGTCTTGCCGGAGCCTCGCCCTCCGCGCATCAGGAAGGTCAGCCAGTCACCCGCCCACCGGGGCGGACGCTGGTCGACGCGAGCGTGCGGGAACCCCCACTCGTCGAGCAGGACGCCGCCGACCTCGCAGTGCTCGCAGTGCCACGGCGTCGGCTTGCCGTTGGGGTCCTCGTCGCGCCACACGTGGCCGAACGGGAACGGGCAGTCCCGCTCGTCGTTCGGCCACACGTGGGGCTGGCCGTTGCATCCGGTGTTGGGGCAGTAGAACGGGTGCCACTGGTCGTTCTCGGCCTGACGGAGTTGGGTCAGGGCCTTGGCTTGGTACTCCGGCTTCCACTGCTTGTAGCGGTTGAGGTCAGGCACGTGAGTCGGTGGACCCTCAGGCACTTGAAACACCACCAGCCGTTGTGGAGACGGGTCGCGAGCGTGCCGACGAGCAGGTACGTCCCGCACCCGCCAGCGCACTTCTGCGACATCCTGACCTTGCCCATGCGTCCATCATCGCACTTGTTCCACTGTGGCCGCTGAACCTACTGACTCTCGACGGAGCCGCCTCCGATTGTCGCCGAACAGTCCCTCGTGGGTGCGGGGCTTGGGCAGGTCGGCAGTGATCTCCTCCAGCGGGACGCCGAGGTCGCGGGCGAGGGCCTCGGCGACGGCCCGGCGGATGTACTCGGTGTTGGAGGGGCAGCCGGTCCGCACGCACGCCTTGTAGATCAGCGAGGGCATCCGCGCGGAGGTGACGAACTGAATCTTGGCCTTGAACTCATTCAGCACGTACGGCATCGTCGACCCACTCTCCCTCGCCCTCGATGATGTCCCCGTCGAAGATGTCCGCCTCCTCCAGTTCGGGGGTCTTGTGCTTGACCATGTCGCTGACCCACGCCTCGATCTCGGCTTGGTGGGGGGAGTGGTGCACGATCTGGGTCGGAGCCTCCAGCCCGTCCAACTTCATCTGGGTGGCGATGAGGTCGCGGACCTTGGCGGCGGCGAGCATCTGCTCGGGGGAGGTCTCGTCGATGGCCTTGGGGTAGACGGCACGGAGGACCCGGTCGAGCCGGGAGCGGGCCAGTCCTCGGAGGAACTTCTGAGACTCCTCGGTCCCCAACTGCTTCTCCAGTGCACGCTCGGTGGCGACGAGTGCGGTGCGAGCGGTGGGGTAGCCGAGCACCTCGGCGATCTCGTCCCACTCCACGCCGCGTCGGCGGAGTTCGAGAGCGGCGGACGCCTTGCGGTCCCGGGCGCGGGCGAGGTGGGAGCCGCCAGCGCCGCCGTCGACGTCGATGACGCCGGTCGGGTCGGTGCTGTCCTGTGCCTGCATGGTCAGAGACTACCCTTCTGCGGCTCAGCCAACCGGTCAGCGAAGTCCTCATGCGTCGTGGTGACCGTCGGGTGGTGGGTGTCCTCGGTGTGCTTGCCTGCTGCCGTGGTGCCGTTCCCGCGAGCGTCGCACTCGATGGGCGGGACGACCCACCGGTGCGCCATGCACACCCAGTAGACGTTCATCGGACCATCTCGTCGGGGAGTGCGAACTTGCGCTTGAAGCACTCCTGCACGTGGGTCTGGAAGATGCGGTCGACCTCCTTGGGGTCGAAGGTCTGGGGGGCCTCCAGTGTGTAGTCGTGGCACACCGGGCAGAGGTGCGCGAGCACCGGGGCGTTCACTGCGTAGTAGTCATCCATCCCAGCCAGCCATCCTCATCAGTAGTTCGATCCGGTCGGTGTCGTTGTCGGCCTCGCGGGTCAGGTGTCGGAACGCCTTCCACAACTTGGGCGACATCTGGAGCACCACGCTGGGCCACGCCTCGGGGGCGTAGGAGAGCGGGATCGTCTCCATCGCCGTCATCGCCTCGACGTCGCGCTCGGTCAGGCCGGTGCCGATCAGGCCCACTGGGGAGCGGTCCTCAGCGATCTTCGCCACCAGTGCGAGCAACTGCGTCCGGTCGGGGCGGGCGTGACGGGCCACCGAGTTGAAGGCGATCAGCATCCGCAGCGCGGTGGTGTTGTCGACGTCGAGGGCGTAGCCGGGGATGACGGTGGCGTGGAGTTCCTTGCAGGCCAGCCATGTGTGGTTGCCGTCGAGGATGTGCCGCGACGACAACTGGTAGCCGACGGGGTCGCCCATCCCGTTGGTGAGGATGGAGTCCTTGATCTCGTCGATGTCACCGTTGTTGTAGTTCTCGGGGTGGGGCGCGATGGAGTCGATGTCGATGAGCAGGTGTTCGAGGCTGGGGTGGTACTGCACCTCGCCGGAGCGGATCACATCTCGATCCCGGTCGTGAACTTGATGGCACCCCGGTCGACGCTCACCTCGGGCATCGAGAGCCGCAGCGGGGGGACGTGGTGGGGACACGACTCCTCGTGGTCGTTGAGCAGGGAGTAGAGGGTCTCCGACGGCGCGGACCAGCCTCCGCTGGCGATGATCCCGTCGCGGTCCTCGATGACCACCGCGACCGCCTCCCTGACCGGACAGGTGCAGGGCGGCAGTGGGGGCGGGGGCGGGTGGGACTCGTCGTCGCAGTTCTCGGGCAGGGCGATGCCGCCGTGCTCGGGGCAGTAGTCGTTGACGTCGTCGTTCATCTCCCCCGAGTGGGGGTTGCGCGGCTTGTGCGTGTGCCCCCACGAGCCGGACGAGTTGCCGGACTCCCAGCCGTCATCCCACGCCTTCGCCAGCGCGGCAGTCTGCTCGTCCATCAGACCTCCACGGCGTACCGGTCGACCACGTGGCCCGTCTCGGCGGTGTGAGCGTTGGCGTACCCGTCGCGCTCGAAGCCGGACTCGAAGGTCTGCCGGTGGCTCAGGGCTCCCCGGCAGTCCGCGACGTACTTGAGCAGCGCCTCGGTCGAGGAGTGCGCGACGTCGGTGGGGACGACGGCGTAGCCGCCACCTCGCAGGGTGAGCACCCAGTCGCTCGGGCAGACGGTGGTGTCGGTCTCGTCGATCCAGCCGTGGATGTTCCACGGGGCACCACAGGCGATGTGGATCGCGTCCCCGGCGAGGTCGGGGTGCTGGTACCGGCGGACGACCTGCCCCTCGGACATGAAGGGCTGCTCGCCCTCCAGTTCGATCATCGTGGTGCCGTCCTGTGGGT